CAAGTTCTATTTTCAGCACCTGTCGTCCGACGAGCGCAGGCGATTCGTGGAGCTGATGAATGCGCACGTCCTTCGCATCGGCGCACCTGGGCGGTTCTACGTGATCCCGTTCTTTGTGACACGAGAATCTACAGCAGTCAAGGTCTGAATCATGTGGTGCTATCCGAAGTATCGCCTGCGTCTCCGCTCGAAGGCCGGCGGGATTCGTACCGAGGCGTGGTGTGACGCACGCCCTGAGGCCGACCCCCTCGACACGCTGGCGCGGCGGAAACAGTCGATCGCGTACCTCGTGCGGCTGGCCTCGAAGCGTCACGCGTCAGGATGGGTCGAGCGCAATGACGCGCCTGCCCTACACCCAGCTGCGCGGATGTATACCGAAACACCTGGTGGGGTGATGGAGCCATGACGCGCGACGAATCATCGAAGCGGGGAGGGCCGCGATGAAGCTGCCCCCCACTGTGAAGGATACGCGTCGTCGGTACGTGGAGACGTTTCCCGTGCCGCAGGGCGAGCCGAGCCCGGCCTTCGAGGATCGCGTGCGTCGGTGGACCGTGGCCTTCATCGAGCAGGTGGCGTTCGAGCTGCCCGGAGAGGGGTGGGGGCCCAAGCGTGGCGATCAGGGGCGGCCGCTGTCCAAGGATTCCATCGCCAACAATCAAGTGGTACCAGGTCGATTGCTCGGTTGGGACTTGCTGTTGGGCACGGGCACGGGGCGTCCGACGCTCATCGCGGATCCCAACAGTCGCGACATCACGGGTCAGTATTTTGAAACGCGCCCAGCCTTCTTTCAGCCACAGGATCATCTCGGGGGCAGTCCGCCTCCTCCGGATCCGCCGCCCCCAGCCGCCGTGATCCCGTACAACGAAGCCTACGCGATCGAGTTCGGGCAGGCGTGCAACGCGACCTACCACGAGCTGAACACGCCGGTGTTCACGACGCCAGTTGATCCAGGCATGGTGTCGGTGCACTCGCAGCGCGCGGCCTGGGACTACTACGTCGGAGGACTCGCCTGGCCGGCGTCCAAGCAGAAACACGTCAACGAATTTCGCGCGGTCTATGGACTGGAGCCTGTATGACCTCTCTACGGCGGCTCGTTGTCGGATTCGTCGCGTGGCTCGCACTGACTGTCCCCGTCGCGGCGCAAACCGGTGTGCTCGTCAGCGTCGAGCTGCAGATCTACAATCCCGGTGTGGATCCTGTCTCCGGTCAGCCCGTCCAGGTGAACAGCTTCACCTATGCGACCGCCACCTGCAATCAGCCACCGCCACCGACGCCGGTCGGCACCGTCTTCAACCCCACGCGTGTCGTGTGGGATGACACGATCGCCGGCCGCGTGTGCATCGCCGACCGAGGCACGGTCCTCAACGCCCTGCCGATTCTGCCAGGCGACTACCGGAGCACGATCACCGTCACCGATGATCGGGGGCTCGTGTCGCTGAGGAGCGCCGCGAGTAACCCTTTCGCACGCGCGAATCCCCCCGTTGTCCGGACGGGAGTGCGAGTCGTCCCGTAACGGTGTTCATCGGCGATCAACGGCTGGAGCTGCGACTCTGCGGGATTTAGGATGTACGCCCCTACAGTCATCGCCGCGCGCGAAGCGCACGCCTGCGAAGCCTTCCCCCAGTTTGCCAACGGCGTGCCGCGCTACTCGATCGAGGAGAGCGCGGATTGGACCGTCGGCCTCATGGCGGCGGTCGACGACGACGGCCGCCTGACGCGCGGGCTCTCCGAGGCGGAGCAGACCTTCATCGCCGCGACCCAGCTCCGGGTCATGTTCGACTATCCCTACTTCGCCGAGCGCTTCGTCTGGATCGACGAGGAAGGGCATGGCCTGCGGCGCCTCTATCCGCTCTGGGAGTCGCAGGCGTTTCTGCTGCAGGTGCTCGCCACACTGGAAGAGCAGCGGTACTTTGCGAACTATCCCGATGGCCTCCTGATCAACGTGCTCAAGGCGCGGCAGCTCGGGGTGAGCACCCTGGCCGAGTCACTCGTCGCGCATCGCCTGCTGACCCGTCCGCACATCCGCGCGTTGGCGGGCGCTGACGTCGACGATCAGGCCGGGTATCTGTTTCGCATGATCGATCGGCTCTACCAGCAGCTCCCGTGGTTTCTGAAGCCGCAGCGGATCTACTTCACGAAGAACCGTGAAATGACCTTCAGCAACCAGTCGTTTCTGAAGACCGCGTGGGGCAAGTCCACCCGCGGTGCGCTCCAATCGATCACCGGCCAGGAGGGCACGAAGGGCGCCATCGGTCGCGGCCAGACCTACTCGGTCATTCACATCAGCGAGCTGGCCACCTGGGAGAATCCAGAGCAGCTGGACACCGCGCTCCTCCCGACGGTGCCGTACTCGCTCGACGCGCTGGTGATCTTCGAGTCGACCGCGGAGTTTGCCGGCGACTGGTGGCACCTGCAGTGGCAGACAGCGAACGAAGACGTCGGGCGCTTCACCAATGTGTTCATCCCATGGTACGCCGAGCCGGGCAAGTACTCGCTGCCGGCGCCGGTCGACTGGACGCCTGCCACGCTGACGCAGCAGCACGCCGAGAAATGCGAGCGCGACAGCGCCAAATGGACCGGGCGGCAGGTGACCCTCTCGCGTGCGCAGCTCTACTGGTACGAGCAAACCCGCACCTACTACGCCCGCAAGGGTGAGCTGCACAAGTTCCTGAAGGAGTACCCCGCCGATGACCAGGAGTGCTTCCAGTACGCGGGCCGTGCGATCTTCACGTTCGAGCAGCTCGAAGCGATCGATCAAGCTGGCAGCCGTCGCAAACTCCTCGACGTCTGGCGCGTCGAGCCGGCTCGGGAGATCGCGGAGCTGCGGCGTCTTCCTCCGGATGGTGGCGAGAGCAGCGCTCCAGCTCCCCGCACACGTCCCGATCCGCCTCTCACCCTTCGCGTGGGGCCCATTGCCCCCTCGCTTGCACACGACGCCTTCCCGGTCCCGCCCGGCTACGGCTTCATCCGCGTCACGCCCGAGGAGCTGAAGGCGCTCCCCTCGCTGCGCCAGGACGTGCTCGCGATCTGGGAGTACCCGCGGGTGCGGGGGCCTCGCCGCTACGTGCTGGCGGTGGATGTGGGAGAAGGGCTCGGGCTCGACTACTCGGTGATCGACGTCATTCGGCTGCCGACGATTGAGGATCCGGCCGAGCAGGTCGCCCAGTACTGCAGCAACCACGTCGACACCAAGGCGTTGGCCTTTGTCTGCGATGCGATTGGGCGCTTCTACTGTGATCAGGATCAGATCGAGGCGCTGGCCGCGATCGAGACCAACGGCCCTGGACTCGCCACACAGGACACGCTGCAGTTGCATCTCGGGTACTCGCACTTCTACGTCTGGGAGTACGCCGACGCCGCCAGCCCCGAGCGGCGCTACTCAAGCAAGATTGGCTGGGTCACTTCCTCCCGCACTCGCCCGCTGCTGATCGCTAGTTTCTATGCCGCGACGACCAATCTGGACTCGATCAGCCAGCTGCCCGAGTTCATCCTGAACTCCCCCATCACCCGGGGGGAGTTGCGCCACTTCATCACAGAGGGCACAATCGGGGACGCCACCGCCGCGCGCGGCCAGCACGATGACTGCGTGATGACCGCCGCCATCGGCTACTATGTGGCGTGGCGGTTGGCTGGCGGCGAGACCGAACCGCTCGCCGAACGTCGCGCGCGCCGCCACGCACAGGCCGCGCTCAGGGCACACGATCAGACCGCGCAGCGCAAGGATTGGCGAAACTCAGACGTCACTGCCGAGGAGATGGATCATGGACTCGAAACCGCTGACGAGTTCGCTGAGGATGTCAGCCCCGCAGGGACTGGTCCCCTCCACTTCGACCCCCGCACCCGCATCGACCTCGACTGAGAAGGCCCAGGTTCGTACACGCGCCCCCCTGCTGACGGCGACGCGTCTGAAGGCGGCTCAACGCGTGCAGCTCTCGGCGGGAGGCTATGTCGATCTGGTCGCAGGCGACTGGGTGATCAGTCGGGGGGCGATCCTGATCGATTTCGTGCGCGGGCCCCTCGACGAGAAGTACGAGATCGTAGTCGAGCGCGAGCTGCGATTGCCTCCGGCGATCGTGCAACGACTGGAGCAGACGATCGGCATCGGCACCGGGAAGGATCCGTACAGCTTCGTCGAAGCGGTCGAGCGGCTCGCGGCGATCTCGATCGGCACGATCCACGTCGACTTCACGCCGGGCCAGATCGACGAGATCAAGCACCGGGCCGGGAAGCGGGGACACACGGTCGAGCAGGAGCTGCGGGCGGCGGTCGAGCGCGTGAAGGACGAGATCTTTCATAGGAGCTAGTTCTGCCGTTACATGATTACTGGTGTACGGTCTGTGGGCAGTTGACGCCCGACGTCTACCGCTCGGTCGCCGTGGGCGCCCAAGCCGACCCGCCGCTGCACTGCGATCGCCCAATGGTCTGGATCCCGCAAACTCGCGCGATGGACATCGGCGGTGTCAAGACCGCTGGGTTCAAGGGCTTCACCACCACAGACGGGCGCGGCCACCGTGTCCATATCGACTCGCTGCACAAGATGCGGCAGGTGGAGCGCGAGGCCGAGATCGCCTACCGTAATGGTGAAGGCCAGCCGATGGTCTTCCGCCGCTGGGCCCAGGACGGCAGCAATCGCGACCAGCCGACACTCAGCAAGTCCTATGAGGGTGGCGAGCAGCCAACACCCGAGCACAAGCATCGGTTCGGCTCGACCTTGCAAAAGTCAGCCAACGAGCCCGACGCCCCCTTCGGCCCGGGGGTGAATGACAGCAACACGTCGGCGTTGCCGTTGGCAGGAGGCGAGTGATGGAAGCGGTGACGCCGTTTGTCGAGTACCAAGGCTCGCATGAAGTGACCTTTGGCAAGGATCAGCCCGAGTACACCCCACTGCCCGCGCTGGAGTTCATCGACGGCAAGATTCTGATCGAGTGGACGTTCACCCCCGAAGAGCGCGCGGCGATCGCGCGCGGGGAGAATCTCCGCCATTGGATTTGGAAGAGTCGCACCTGTCATCGGTGCGGCACCCCTCGACACTTTGAGCCTGTCCTGTTAGAAGTGGCGAGCGATCAGCATGGCTAAGAGAGCAAAGCCGTCAGGGCACCTAATCCGTCCGACGATCGCGCAGCTAGAGCAGCTGATGAACGATCCTGAGCAAGAGCTGGAGATTTTGCCTGATGGGAGCGTTCGCGTGCTGCCCCTCGATCCGGATCGGCCGGACAAGCTCCTAACCTTCCGATCGGATCTCGGTGGCGAGTATGGCCGACTTTAGTTCCTCCGGTGTGATCGACCTCCCGGCGACCTCCGCCGAGTCCCTCGAACGCGGCGACCCCCGCGTCCTCAGCTGGCTCCGCGAGTGGATCCAAGAAGGCGATCTCATCAACCGCTCCGATCCCTCCTACGACACGATCGAGCGGGCGCAGCAGTACATCGTCGGCGAGCAGCTCTCCGCCGATCAGCGCAAGCTGAAGTATCTCCCCCAGGTCATCATCAACGAATCGCGCAAGGCGATGCAGGCGCATGTCTCCGCGCTGACCGACTTTCGGCCGGTCGTCGGCTGGAAGGGCAATCCCGAGTTCCTGGTACAGGCCAACCTCCTGAACCAGTACGCGATGTCGGAGTGGATCACCGGGATGCTCGACCTCGATCTGGGCGACTGTGTGAAGTACTCGCTCGCCGCCGGCACTGGTGACCTGGTGGTGGACTGGGATCCGCACGCGCCCCTGGGAGGCGCCCATCAGCTCTCGGCGCGCGACCCCCGAGACACGCTCCCCCTCCGCCCCTCGCTGACGCGATCGCCCCAGTTCTGGGAAGGTGTGTGCTTGCGCGAGGAGCACACAGTGAACGTGCTCCGGGGCATGTATCCGCTCAAGGCGCACCTGTTCAAGCCGTCGAGCGATACCGCGCTCGGCAAGATCATGGGCCGCTTCCGCACGGGGCTCAGCCGCCTCCTCACCCCCGCCGATCCGCTCGACCAGATCGCGGCTGGCACCGCGGCCACCGCGCGCCGATCCCGTCGTGGCACGGTCGTGCTCTACCGCGCCTACTTCACCGACCGTACACGCAATCTCACCGACAAAACCTTCACGCTCGGCACACCGGGCAGCAACTGGGCGACGGTGATCGCCCCAGGGCAGGCGCTGTACCCGCGCAAGCGCCTGATCGTGGCCACCGACGACGCCATCATCTACGACGGGCCCAACACCTACTGGCATGGGCTCTTCCCAGTCGCGCGCCTGAAGCTCTGGGCGGTGCCGTGGCAGTTCCTCGGGATCCCGCTGTTCAACGATCTGCTCCCGGTCCAAGACGCGATCAACGAGACCGCGCACGACGTTCGCCTCGGCATCAAGCAGTGGGTCGATCCCGATGTCACCTACAACCGGAACGCCGTCAGCGAAGCGACCATGCGCCTGATGGATCCGCGGCGCCCCGGCAAGCGCGTGAAGACGATGCCTGGGTTTGGCGATCCGTGGAAGAAGGAAGACGGCCCCAACCCGCAGATCCTCTCGATGGCGCTGCAGCTCTGGGACAAGCTCACGCTCAAGTTCGAGGGGCTCGCCGGCACCGCCAATCTCCAGGCGCTCCTCCAGCTCCGTCAGCTCCCTAGTGCCGACACCATCCAGAAGTACTACGAAGCGCTGACCCCCGAGATTCGCCAGGAAGCCCGCATGGTCGAAGCCTTCTTGCGCGACTTCGCGGAGATGATCAAGGTCAACTACTTCCAGTTCCTCTCGACCGCCAAACGGGTGCAAGTCCTCGGGCAAGGCGGCGTCACCCTGAACGATTTCGACTTCGATCCGCACACGCTGGTACCCGCGCTCTCCCCAGGCATGCCGGGGTACACGCCAGAACTCGACGTCACCCTCACCACGCGCGATGAGCGGGCGCGCTACTTCCACAAACACCTGGTGTTTGTCGTGGCGCCGAACTCGGTCCTGTCGATCAACGCCCAAGAGCGCAAGATGCTGACGCTGCAGCTCTCGCGCCAAGGCTACGTGGATTTCTGGACACTGCACGAGGTGCTCGAAACGCCCAACGTCGGTGCGCCGCCCGCAATGCCGTTGCCGCCGCTCGAACCACCGCCGCCCTCGGTCATGCAGGGTCTGCTCGGGCAGATCACGCAGCCTGGCGTGATGCAAGGCATGATGGGCGGGGCGATGGCGCCTCCGCAATTTACCGATCCTGTGACCGGCCGCACCTTCGTCCTCGATCCCGCGCAAGGGATGCTGCTGGAGATCCGCGTCCCGACCACGATCACCGAGCGGCTCCAGGCGCAGCAGGCGCTTGGCATTGGCCAGACCGCCTCACCTGCGGGCCGGAAGGCGTCAGGCCAGGCGCCGCCCCAGGTCGAGGAAAAGGACGGCGGGAGTCGTCAGACCGTCACCGAGTCGGACAAGTGAGCACCACCGATCAGGCGATCGATCGGATCGTGCAGCGCGCCGAGGGGTTCTCGGCTGTCCTCGAAGCCATCTTCCGTCGCCAGCACACCGGTACGGTCCTCCTCCACTGCGTCAACGGCGTGCCCAAGCTCGTCGAGTTCCCCGGCATCCAGGTCCGTCTGCTCCAGGGGGATATTGACAAATCGGAGAAACTCATCGACCCTACATGAGCATACGCCGTCCGTACTGACGCGATCCGGTCGAGCGGGGGCTCGCACGGGTCCACCGTCCACGGGGCCAACATTCCTCACTGCTGTGGTGAGCGATGTTGGCCCTTTTCTCGTGTGAGGGACTCTTGGCATGCGCCTGCGCCGATACCTCATGGGGACGCGTGATGCTCCCACAGGTGATGTCCAGCTCCCGAATGAATCTGGCAAGCGCGATGCGCGGCTCCCGTCCCCCAGCCTGCGGACCCTGCTCTCGGAAGGTTACGCCGTGCTGAAGGCGAAGGAACTCCAAGGGAGGAAGGCCACCGACGGGAAGAAAGTCCCTCCGGTGAAGCGTGCATTGATGCAAGGGAGGCGCTGATGAAAGGTATGTACGGCGGCAAGAAGATGAAGGGCATGCACGGCGGCAAGAAGATGCCGAAGGGCAAGTCGATGAGCTACCCGAAGGGGATGAGCAAGCGCTGATGTGTGGTCCCATGCTGTCCAAGGACGCGAAGGCCAGTGAGCGGAAGTGGCGTGCGGAGTCCGATCTCCGCGCCCTCTCCGAGGCCGACGAGATCCGGCGCGACCGCTCTCGTGTGAGCGCGGCGCGGGGCATCGCGCGGAAGCAGCTGACAGGCTTGCGTCGTATCGCTGGAGGGAAACGCTGATGGCTGCTGCTGCCGTTCCACGTGTGAACCGCGACATCGTCATCCCCTCGCGGTCGAAGAAACTCCAGCTGCCGGCCATGAACGTGCGTGTGCTGAAACGTGAACCAACTGGGCGTCGGTCGCTCCGAGGGAAACGCTGATGCCCAAAGGCGACATCCATCTGCCGAACGAGTCGGGCAGCATCGACCCACGGTTACCCAACGCGAAGGTTCGACAGCTGGCGATGGATCGAAGACAGACGATCCCGTATGACTGGAAGCCCTCCGCCAGCTGGACGAAGCTGACGAAGGCTGAGCAACGCACGCGCAGCGAGAGCAAGCGCGAGCTGAGAGGGAAACGCTGATGCCGCCGCTCCCGCAATCGCCCGACACCTCGCAGCTCGATGGCCCCCCGCCCTCGCCCACCGCAATGGGTGACATGGGCGCCGGTGGGCCGCAAGGTGTACGGGGGCTGGTCCCTGGTGGAGGCGGCGGGCTTCCGATGGGCGCGCTTCCGCCTGAGATCCTGCGCGGGGTCATGCAGACCGGTGAGACGATCGACAGCGCGATCAAAGCGGTGCAGCAGATTGCTCCCGCGAAAGGCGCGCAGCTGTCCCTCATCCAGTCGCTGCTGACACAAGTCTTCGCCGAGATCGTGGCAGAGGCCTCTGGTAATGCCGGCGCGACGATCTCTCCCACGTCCACGGGACCGGCACCTCCAATGGGGGGCGTGGACAGGGGAATCTCCGGGGCCGGCAGTATCTAGTTGAGAAGGCGCTGGCTCCTGAGTGTCAGGAAGGCGCTGGCTCTCGACGAGGAGCAGATCATGTGGAAGCGGTTTCCCTTCGTTGGCACCTGCGGTCAGCTGATCGCGGGGGTGTACTGCGATGCGTTCAGTGATGGCAACACCTTCCTCGCTGGCGTGCTGGCGAAACTGCCCGAGGCAGTCCGCGCACAGGTGAAGAACGTGTTCGACACGCCGGAGGCGAAGGACGCGGTGACGCTCGTTGGCGACAGCGTACTGGCTCGCTCCGACTACAGCAAAAACATGGACGCGTTGAAGGTACGGGACTCGGAACTCAACACGAAGTTCACCGAGCTGAACACGTGGTACGCCAACAACCAGGCGGCGCTGAAGGAGTATCCGACACTGAAGGCCAACTACGACAGGCTGAAGGCTGGCCACCCGGATCCCGATCCTGACCCGGATCCCGATCCCAAGCCGCCCAAGGATCAGCCCGACATCCGCTCCGTCGCACTCGACGTCATCAACAGCGCCGCCCCCGAGTACATCGCCGTGAGCGCGTGGCTGGCGATGAAAACCGATCAGCACCGCGCGATGTTCAGCGAACCGCTCGACGCCGTCGCCCTCGTCCGCAATCCGAAGCTCGGGAAAGACATCGCCGGACAGCCCGGGCGAGTGTACTCACTCGAAGACGCGTACACCGAAGCCTACGGCGAGCGCGTCAAAGGGAAGCATCAGGAAGCTGAAACCAAACGCATCGGAGACCTCGTCGAGGCTCGGCTGAAAGAGGAGCGCGCCAAGCTCGTCGGTCAGCCGTTCCCCCTGCGTGGGGAAGCCTCGCCGTCGGTCCTCG